GTAATGGTTACTAAGCCAGCGTTGTTAGCAATGTAGCCAGCGTTAACTGAGGCTGCTTGGGTTGTGCCTGTTACCTCGTTCCAAGTGATACCTCCACCTTCTGGAGTGGCGAAGGTACCGTCACCACGATAAAACGTAGTAGCGTCACGAGTTCCCGTACCTGCAATCTTGGCGTTAGTAACAGCGTCGTTGGCTATCTTATCCGCTACTACTGCGTTGTTTGCAATTGTCAGTGTAGTAGCACCCGTTACTTCACCTGTGTGCGTAGCGTTAGTAACCTTAGCGGTGTTAAGATCGATCTCAGACTGGATGTCCTCTATTGTCTTTGCAGTCGGCGTCAGAAGCATCTTATATACGCCACCAGACGTATTTTTCGTACTTGCGGTAGTATCTTCCTGTCCTCGTGTGATCGTCAGCGTGTCGCCTGATCTCGCCGTCACACGTACAATCTCTACATTAGGGTCATTGCCCGGATTATTATATCCATCAGCGTCGTACCACACCATGTTAAAAGCACCATCAGTACTAGGATCCGGTAGATCAGCTCCATCTCCTGAAGACAAATCAATTGACGTAGCCGAGTCGTTATACCCGGTAGATACGTCAACGTTTATAAAGTTTTTTACTGGATCTAGCGCCATAGGTAGTTTTAATTAAGGTTGAACATTCCTTCTGAATCAAAGTTGATCTCGAAGTCACTGTTAGATGACTCCTTGTCAGCTCCGAAGTCGAGGATACCGATAATAGTTGAGGTACTTGGAGTACCAGTGTCTTTGTAGATCACTGCATAGCGAGCAATGATGTCTCCAGTCCAGACAGCGTTATCTGCATCTACTACACCCTCGTCATCACCGTCATCTACTGTGACTGCAACATTTGTAAGTTCCTGTCCACCGGCAGTGTATCCGGTACCTGTGATCTCATTTGAATCTACATCGTCAATTGTTTCCTGGGTATCAATATCATTCGAGTGATTGCTATCCAGTAGCATCACTTTGAAGGTTCCGGATCCAAAATAGGAGTCCAGGATCTCCTTTTTTCCGAAGTTGGTTAGTACGTTAGCCATAAATATGAGTAATTAAAATAATAATCCGAGCGTTATACGCTCTATTACACCCCCGATGTAGAATCAGGGATGATAAGAACGCACTACTAAGCAACAGTAGCGAAGAGTTCTGCTCCGGCAACACGGCGACGGTCAGTGACCTTAGCACCGTAGACGTTCAATCCCTTGTACGCCTGTCCGAATCCACCAATGATGTCCTCAACACCTGTGTCAGTCATTGCCATGGCCATAGTAGCCCATGAGTTGTGACCTCCGATGATGTGGTATCCATCAGTGTTGTTTCCTTGTACACGAGGAGACTTGTAAAGTCGGAATCCTGCGACCATTCCTACGAGACCTTTCTGTACAGACTCGCTGTATGCCATAGGCACATCAGCAGTAATCTGCTCAGACTTTCGTAGAAGACCGTGTACCTGCGGAGAAACCGCAAGCCATCGATCCTCGTCCGGGATCTCAGCGTCATCAAGCGCTACTCCAAGATCAACGATCTTTTCGTATACGTTTGAGACAGTAAGTTCTACCGGTTCGTTAGCCTGGATTACATAATCAGTTCCGGAAGAGATAGCTCCTCCGTCGTAAGTGTTTGTGTTGTCGTCTAGATCCTTCTCAAGTTCGATTTCCGTTCCGCTGTTATGCGCAGCAACTCGGTACCACTCATCGTGGCCATCGGCCTTGAATCCTTTACCAACCATGTCGGCAGTAAAGTTAGATCCAGTACCTGTAACAACACCAGCAGCGTCAATCTCAACAGTTCCGTCAGTGTGATCTACTCCGATGCGGTTACCGGCTGCCACGTCTTCGTGGAGGCCAAGAATAAGCTCATCAGTGAGCTTTCGTAGCTCGTTCGATGTCTGAGGGATGATTGAGTTCTGAGGATCCTTTACGTATGAGTCTAGCTCTGCAACAGAGTCAATCTCAAAGTAGTAAGCCTTCTGCTGATCAGCGATCAGCGTAGACTCGATCTCAGATGGTACGTCAGCTGTCAGTGTGTTGTTCTTTGTGTAGTCCTTCAATCCGATCTTATCGAAAGATAGGATGTTCACACGTCGGGCCTTAGGGCTTGATCCTAGGGTTCCTTCATAACCCTGGTTCGTGATGTCATTCGCCAGGGATCGTGCGTAGAAGTGCTGCAATGATTTAGCAGCAAATTTTTCTGCAACGTTTGTTCCGTAATCTGCCATAATTTAGATTTAATTGTGAAGACTGTCTGATGTCCGACCTATTCTATTTCAATTTCTCCGGATTCGAGCTTGCGAACGTAGTTGTCGTAATCGTTTTCTCGCATCTCTTTTGCTTCTTCTCCGGATAGTTTGTTTCCAGATCGAGACTTCTGAGGGTTTGATGATCCGGTATTTAAGGCAGGGTTCTTTTGTTTGACCGAGCCTGAGTCATCGCTTTGTGACTGTTCGTAGAGAAAGGAGTTTGTGAGTGTTTGAAGGGGGATGTTTTGATTCTCATCCTTCATGGCATATTCCATAAAGGCGTCCTCTTTGTTCTTGAGGCGATCATCCTGAGCAATCTGCTCTGAGGCCTTCTTGGCCCGGGCATTCTGCTCTTGTGCTTCTTCAAAAGTACTCATTAAACGGTTAGTTTTGCGATCTGTCGCTATACTTCGCCGTACATTATCCTTTCGATCTTCATCCCAGTCAACAAAGTCGGGATATTTCTCAGAAAGTTCCTCATCAGTAGGCACGTCTTCCTTGCTAGTAAACTTCTGTTTCTCCGATTTTAGTTCCTCGAGGATACGTTGGTTCTCTCGAGTCGAGTTACTAAACTTATCCTTGTAGTACTCCGCACGCTCCTCTGGTGAAAGGTTGGAAGGGTTCACCTCTCCGGATCCTCCTTCGTCTTCCCCGGTAGCGTCTGTTTCCTGCTCGGTAGTCGTTTGCTCTGTTTGGGATTGTTCATCTGTTCCGTCAGATGGGGCAGATTCTTCCGGTTGCCCTTCCGTTCGCGTCCCTTCCGGGGTTTGCGATACTTCTTCTGTCTCTTCGTTCGTCTCTTCTGCTTTAGTTTCTTCTGCCATAGTGTGCGCTCCGTCTTCTATTAGAAGGTTTGGAGTAATTAGCTATTAGGCTTTGTCGTCTGCTTCTAGACGCTCAATAATGTCATCATTCGTTCCACCCTTTGAGATCTCAAGTGCTTCGGATCGGCCTTCATTCCGGCTATCTACCTCTGCAAATAGCTCGTTTCGGCCCATCTCTGAGTAATCAGACTCAGTATTTTTGTCATCTTCTGTCTCCTCTTCTTCTGTTTCTGTCTCTTCTGGTGCTTCTTTTGGTTCCGGTGCTTTCTTTTCAGGCTTCTTCTTTGTGTCTGTATCGAAAATTACACTGAAGTCACTCATCTCCTGCTTTGTAAGATAAGCAGATCGACCCTTAATAAAGCCTTTTTGTGAGGAATTCAGCTTGACCGGATCCTTCTTTAGAAGTTTCTCCAGACGCTGCTGTACAGCCTCCGGTAGATCTTCTCGCTCTGGTGTGTTTTTAGTATCTGTCATAGTAAGTAAATTATTTCTAAATCCGTGTCTCCTATATTATACCACCTCCGCCACCACTCTTGTCGATCTCAAGGTTTGCCCGTAGCTGTCTCTCGGCGTGATCTCTCATACGCTCCGGCCGGGTAAAGATCTCCAGTAAGAGACGATAATTCCTGAGGCGTGCTTTCAGGTGTTCATCCCGACGTCCTCGAAAGAAGATACTCCAGCTTGCATCACCTACGCCGGTGAGTTCATTGGTTACATCCTCGATCAAGTCCCGGATATGCTCCTCGATCTTATCCATGTCTACATGCTCCATCTGGATAGACTGACGCATCTGCTTGAGATCCGATCGTTCCTCCGGCGTTAGATCTGAGTAAGTCAGATTATTGCGCTTTAGTATTGTTTCAAACATTATTCGTTGATTTAGTTAGTCATACCCTCTACTGCACCCTCTGGCATCGCCTGAGCAGCCAGCTCCTGCATCCTTTCGGCTCCTTGAGGGTTTGGTGCCTGTGGAGCTTGTCCGCCTCCCTGTGGGCCTCTTGGAGCCATTGCTAGATTCTCCGGATTTACGTCCTGCATCTCCTGTTTCTGCTCCTCATACCCCATAACCTCCTCGATCTCCTCGGCTGAGAATTCACCAAGATCCAGTAAACGCTTCTTGAGGATCTTCTGTAATGGTCGGTTTCCGGCAAACTCCTGTGCCATAAGCTGTAACTTCTTGATCTCCTGTACCGTCTTCTGTGTGCTTTCGGCCTTTGATGTCACCTTACACTCGTATCCTTCCTCATCCATCCAGTCATCATGCTTGATCTCCTGTGAGTACATATTGTCCTTTGCAGACTTCTTATACACCTTGATCGGTTCCAGCTTGTCCTTGTTATTCATTGCGAGCTTGTACCACTTCTCTCCGAGGCGTCGTCGACTCTCCCGGTAGTACTTTGTAAGTGATGTAACACGCTCGGTTGAGCTTTTTACCAGCTCCATTACCTCACCAAGTGTCTGCTGTCCTGACTCACTTTGACCCTTAAGTATAGCCGTAGATGCTGTTGCACGCTCTAAGGAGTTGATCACAAAGCCCATCTCATCCAGTGATCCGGATAGATCAGGAATATCAATCGGGCGTGTAAGTTCATTCGGGTTACCCGGGATCGGATACCATCCCCATGGCCGTGGAGTAAAGCTATTCGGGGAGAAGTCCTTGTTTTCACTGGAGTTATACATTGTCATCCCCAGGTTCTTCATCGTTCGGTTCTCTACCAGCTGACTAAACCAGGCATTGACGATCTTATTTGGTGTCCGGGCAATGTCTCCGATACCGTCTGACCAGATATCAGTACGCTCTGTATCAGTAGCCCATGTCTCGATCGGGAAGAAGTTGACCCCGAGTACCTCCTTCAAAGGCTTGTATACCAGCGGATACTTGTCTTCTGCCTCTACGCAGTACATCACCTCAAAGTCCTGCATGTCTTCATTCCACTCCTTTACGTAGTGTTCAGTAAGGCGTACCAGCTTCTGTCCGCTTTCAATAGAGATTGACCACCCAAGATCAGATAAACGATCCTTTCGGGATAACATTGCCTCGTAGTTTCTGTCACTGTCACCACTGTTTTTATGAAAATGATCCTTTAGTTCCTTTAAGCTACTTTCATCTGTGTATGTTTCATTACTTAAAACCTGATCCAGCGTCTGAAAGATATTCCGGTGAGCAACATACATAGCTGTATTGTCGATATCAGCCGGATCAGCATTGTCTCCGATAAGAATATCAATTGGTTCCAGTACCTCAGTGTGGATCTGCCCGTTATAAATGTTCAGCTTCATTCCGGAGCGTCCGTATAAATACGCCATCTTCTTGTCTACGGTGTCTTTTATAACAAAAGCATCATCGTCCTTAGACTTATTCCAGTACTCATTCAGGAATATCTCCTTCTGCTTGTCACCTGAAAGGCTCTCAAAATAGATGTCTGGAGCCTCATCTGTCTTAGAAAGTGTCGTTTGGATTGTCTCTTTCATCAACGGAATTGACACACTCTGTCGTTGAGTGACCCGATTCTTCTCTACCTTGTTTCGGTATAACCGGTAGTTCTCCTGCCACTCGGTGTGACGTCTTTTCTGAAGGCCCTTAGCCCCATCTCTCATATTTTGAATCTCTGCGTGCTTCTTGTTTGAGATCTTGTCAGATTTCATATTGATATAATTATAACACGATTATTTCCTGTCAAGAGTACTTACACCATATATGGATCTACGTCCATCTGATCTGCGTTTCGTCGCATTGGTGTATCTCTCGGTACGAAGTACTCAGATGTCTCTTTCGGTGCAAACGTCAAGGCTAGGGCATCTGCAAAGTCCGGGCTTTCTACTCCACGCTTCCGGAGATCCTTCTTGCTTTCCATCTTTGTCTTTCCGGAGGATGTCTTTGTGTAGCGTACTTCAAGCATATCTGTCAGGCCATCATGCGCTTCAATAGCTCCACCACCCTTAATCCAGGTTGCTAGTCCATCCGGCCCGGCGTATACCTCAGCCTTCAGATTCAAGTACTCATCCCGGTTCTCCTCAGTTGGCCGACTACCGAAGTTCACGCCGACGGGTTCATACTCCAGCTCTCGGAGTCTGTCTGTTACTCCACCACCTACACCAGAGTCATCAATAAAGATCATGTCTTTGGCGACGCCGTACTCTTTGACCAGCTCTACTGTCCGGCCGACGACTGTCATGGTGTCATAGGCGTGATTGTGATCCAGTACGAGGGCATAGTTGTTATACCGGAGCAGCCATACATTCTCATTTCTACCTCCTCGGGCGACATCAAGGGCTAGACGGGGCTTTCCTTGCGGTTCTACGTCCCGTGAGAAGGCGTTAGCGAGGTCTTGATCCGTTACAAGGTACATATAGCCATCATCACTCATAGCCTGCGCATCCGGGAATTCACAGCCATACAGGATATCGAAGAATCGTTCCTGTCGCTTCTCCTCTACACTCTCCTCAGTAGCCCGGCCTTCCTCAAGCGCCTGATGATAATCAATCACAATGTTTTTGAAGTCCGGAGATAGATGAGATCGCAGGAAGTGATTACGCCGGAAGGGGTTTCCGATCTTACATAGGAAGTTGTCGTGTGGATTGTCATCGACCATACGTGATATCAAGGCGTAGTCATCATCATCCACCAGGGCTGCCTCATCCAGTACCACGTTCGGTGATCCGTATCCCAGGGCGTCATTCGGTGTAGCAATGAATATCTCTCCTATCAGGCCTTCTCCGACGTTGAAGGTTACGTGAGACTTGTTTCGATGCCTCCGGATGTCCTGCTTGTCACTGGAGCTTCCGGTAAAGGCGTTAGCAATTGAGGGATGATCAAAGATGTGACTGTTGACCACCTCCATAATAATCTTTGCTTGTTTCTTCTTTCCCCCGACGAGTACCCAGCGTTCCGGATGTGTTGCTGCTCTGAGTAGTACAGCTAGTCCGACTGACATAGACTTCCCGTAGCGTGTAAGGCACATGATATGCAGTCTCGGGTACTTACGCCGGAATACAGACTCAAAGATACTGAATTGTCCCTCGGTTAGTTCGATTGGGCGTCCTTTGTCATCCTTAAAGATCTTCTTCACTGTCTTCCATAGCTTATCCTTTGTTAGATACTCCGGCACAACGTGTCCCATCTCCGTCTGGATCATGTTTTGTTTGGTGTCTTTACTCATTTTCAGCTTCATTTTCTGTATAAAAACTCTTAAAGCCGAGGAATCTATCAGTCTTCAGGATACGTTGATCTGATACCGGAATGTTTACCCTTCCCTCGTCATCTACTTCCATGGCAGCCTGTATTCCCATACTGACATGCTTGAATTGATCCTTTGTGAGCATCATCTGGTGTACGTAACCATCAAAGCCGTCAACCATTATCATTACTCGCATTGTACGCATTTCCCTTGACCAGCTCTCCGGGCT